GGCCGCATAACCCGAAATTTGAGCCTTGCCTTCTTTGTTTTCTACCCTAAATTCCGACTGAATTGTTCGTATTTCCATATCATCACCTCATCCAGGAACTATTCCGCATACGCAACCCTGATGCAGTGGAGGATGGCCAATGTTGTGATAAACCTGCATCTTCACTCCGCCTTCGTTCATCTCGCTACCCGCTTCTATGAAAGATTTCTCTATCGAGACAACTTTGCCGTTCATCGACTGACACAAAGGACAGGGATCGGAGCCCATCGTCACCCATCGAAGCGTGGTTACACCGAGAAGCAACCAAGCGAACTTGGTAATCGCGTTTGTGAGTCTCTGAACCTCGTTGTCTGAAGACTTTGCGGGCCTCGTCTCTTCCCATTCGTCCAACCTCGTTAGAATCGCCTCGTCTGGTTTCTCTTCTTTTTCGGCCAAAGCTATGAGCTGCCCTCTCGAAGACTCGATGTGTCTCTCGGCCATAGAGTCGAGGTACTCGTTATAGAACTTTTCGAGCTCTTCTGGGGAAGGATTGCCGCCCACTTCCTCAGCCGCTATCGCTGCTATCTGCTCGGCAAGGCCGTTAACCACAGGTCTCAGTGTCGTGAGCACGTATTCACGGAACTTTCCGGAGTAGAATTTCTCTATCTCAGACACAAAATTAGAGACGTTTCGCAGTTTCTTCTCCACGAGCCGGGTTATGTCGTTCTTCTCGCGCCTGACTATCCTTGAGTAAGCATCGGAGTAAGTCCTCTGCCACGATCTCGCCGTTCTGTTCCTGTTCTCCACAGCCCGAACGTCTCTCTCTTCCGAGCGAGTCTCTTTGTCAGTTTTCAGGCTTGATTCTTGTGGAGGTTGAGTCTCGGGCGGGTTCATCACCATATCCACCGGGACCATGTTCAAAGGAACGAGATAAATCTCACCCTTTCCGTCTGGCAGCGGGTTCATATTTTCTAGTTCTCTAATTTCATCAGCACTTAACCAGCCGCTATTTCTTCCTACCGCATAGGCTTCGTACCTAGACTTGAGATCACCGCGGAGAAGTCCTTCAACCAAGAACTCAGCGAAGTATTTCTCCCTCTCAAACGGGCTCAAGATCTGAGTTACAATCGCCTGTTCCCATCTAACTAGCCACGGCCTCAGGGTGTACTTAACAAACTCAAGGGATTGATGTTCAATGTTCGAGAACGTAGCCCTGTCGAGATCTCCAATCATGTGCGGAGGTACGCGATAAAACCCTGCTATCTCGGCCTTCTGGAATTTTCGAGTCTCTAGGAACTGGCCTTCGTTCGGAGTTATGTTTATTCGCTGGAACTTCATTCCTTCTTCCAGGAGAAGAACCCTGTAAGCGTTTCCTAACCCCGCGTATGTCTTGTTGATTGATTCTCGTAGGTTCTTTGCGCCTTGCTCGGATAGTTTGCTGGGATGCTCTGCTACTCCACCGATGTTCATTCCGTTTGCGTAGAACTTAGCTCCAAACTCTTCCGCGGCAAGTCCTAAACCTATTGCCTCCATCGCCATCGTGATAGGGGAATAACCCTTGAGACCGTCAAATCCCAGCCCGGGAATGTGTAGAACCCTGTCAGCAGGGAGTTTTATCTCTTCGTTCTTGACTCTGGTTGTGTATAGTTTCTTGTCGTTGACAATTTCTATACTCGTTCTGTCAGGAAGTAAGGGCCACAGGGCAATTACTTCACCGGCTTTATTCCTCTGAATCTCACAAAAAGCGTTACCATACGTTAAAAGATGGTTCTGAAGTGTCTCTCTGAACACAAACGATGTCATGTAAGGGTTCGCTAGATCGTGTAAAACACCATAAAGTGGATGCTCAACTGCCCTTCTTTTGCCCCTTTCGAGCCTTTCATAGAGTATTAAGGGCAACGAAGCGAGAGATTCAGAGATAATCTTTACGCATGAGTACACCGTCGTGTAATACATCGCAGAAGTTTCGTTGACTGTGACTCCTGTCTTTGAGTTTTTCGCACCGAAAAGCTCAAGAAGCCATTTAGTTGGATTGGCTACTGTGCTTCTTTTGAATATTTTTTTGAGGAAAGGGATTTGCACACTGCATCATTCCTTTCAGAAAGAGAGAACGCCGCGTTCTTCATACATTGAGGGGCCTTCCTGATTTCGGATTGCTCCGTCCAACGCCATGATGGTTGCGACTATTCCATCTATCTTTTCTGTCGATTTTGATTTGTCTGGTTTCACGTTCCCCGCTGGATCTTCTTTTACAACCACGTTATCTGCCATCCATCTGAGAACAGGATTGTTTCCGTGATGGAGTTTCTTAGAGAGTATTAGATTCATGAATTCTTTTGTGGGCGCATTCATCGAGGCGAAGCCCTGTCCAAAGCCAACCACCTGAAAGCCCACATCTTGAAGATCCTGAATCAATTGGATTGCTCCCCATCGGTCAAAGGCTATCAGTCTTATGTCGTATTCCTCCGCGAGTTCCTGAATCTTCTGCTCGATGGCCGCGTAGTGGATGACATTCCCCGCCGTGGCTTCCATATATCCGTCTCGAACCCACACATCGTAGGGTACTTTGTCACGATTAACTCTGTCTCTCATGTTCTCTTCGGGTATCCAGAAGAACGGCAAGATCTTAAAACTGCCGTCGTCCATAGGAAAAACAAGAGAAAACGCCGCTATATCTGTCGTGGATGCAAGGTCAAGACCCGCATAACAGACTCTTCCGCGCAGTTCTTCGAGGTTTATCTCACCCGCGGATGCGTCCCATTTGGACATCTGAAGCCACCTCGTCTCCTGAGCCGTCCATATATTGAGATATAGTCTCTTGAAAGTATTCTCAAGAGAGGGTACGGCCTGAGCTTTCTTGCACATTGCCTGAAGTTCCTCAATCTTTCTGAACTGTCCGAGTGCGGGGTTAGCTTTGTACCACACCTTCTCAGCGGTCCAGTCATCGCTCTCGTCGGCTTCGTAGATGACAGGGTAGAAGGACGGGTCGTCAACGATTCTTTCTTCTACCTTCTTCGCGTAGTTATAAACCTCTCCGCAAATTGAATGTTGCTTATCAAACCCCGCCGTGGAGATGGATATAATCATTGGCTCGTCTCTTGTCCCTGTGCTGGTTGTGAGAACATCGTAGAGTTCGCGGTTAGGCTGGGTATGAAGCTCGTCGATGATGACTGCCGATGCGTTGTACCCATGAGCGCTTGCGGCTTCGGCTGGAATCGCGCGATAGAATGAGTTGTTCCGGTAGTTTACTATCCGCTTCTGAGTCTCAATCACTTTAGATCGCTTCCTGAGTTCCGGGACTTGCCGGACCATATCCCTCGCAACATTAAATATGAGCGAGGCTTGTTCTCGATCCGCAGCCGCTGAATAGATTTCTCCACCAGGGCAATTGTCTGCAAACAGGTGATAGAGTGCAAGAGCAGCCGCCAGCTCCGACTTTCCGTTCTTCCTCGCAAGAAACAAAAAAGCCTGCCGATACTGCCGCAAGCCTTCCTTGTTCACAGTTCCATAAAGATCAATTAGAATCTTCTTCTGCCACTCGTGCAGGATGAAGGGTTTACCATACCAGGGGGATTTAGTGTGTTTTAGAATTGTGAAGAAGTCGAGGATCTTCTTTACTCGGCCTTCATCAATCAAGCATATCCACCACTTTAGAGTTTTCGTTTTCCCCCGGTAGCGTCATCTTTCCCCTGCTCGTTGGATTCATTCCGAAGTCGTTGCAGAAGTCCCTTATCTTACTGAGTGCCATGTCTGCAATCTTTACCTCAGGACGTTGCTGATAGTAAGTCCCTACCTCTTCGCCCTTTCGGTTCTTCTGATGAACCGTAACTGTGTACCCTTCCTTCTGAAGAATCTTGTGGCAATCTATCCACATTGCGAAGCTTTCACAGTATCCCGCAAGGGCAGTCCTGTCTATATCAGTGAGAAGACCGAGCTTGTGAAGTGTGGGAGCTACCCTCTTCCATTCGGCTCGCGCAATCTTACTCAAGCCGGGCATGGGTTTGACTATTTCTTCAGCATCAAGCACTTTGCCCGCGGCTTTTCTCTCTTCAAATGTCTGCTTTTTCGGTCCTCTTCTTGCCATAGAAATCACCTTTCTTGTTTTCATAGATAGGGGGAGGTCACCCAAATCGGTCTAATTGTGTCTGTGCCTGCCGACGCGCTCTACGGGCGGCGCTGGTAGGGATTCGAGCCCCCTTACCCCCTCTAGGGTATCGCTCCTGGTGTTCCCGAAGCCGCCGTCTTCGCTTGCGGTTTTCCTTGAGTGGCAAGCGTGGCATAACGGCTGCAGGTTGTCCAGTGAGTTGTCTCCGCCTTTTGAAAGCGAAATGATGTGATCAACTTCAGTAGCGGGCGTTAGTCTTCCGTGCTTCAAACATTCCCTGCAAAGCGGTTCTCGGTTGAGTACGAGCCGCCGTAATCGTTGCCAACGCCGATCGTATCGCTTGCTCGTGCTTTCCCTATTCGCGTTCACATTCTTCTGTCGTTCCCGCTCGTGCTCGGGGCAGTAAGTCTTGCCCGCTTCCACAATGTTAGGGCAACCAGGAACGGCACAATACTTCTCAGGTTTTCTTGGCATAGCCTTTCAGCTCTCTTCCAAATCGTGAGTAGTACTTTTTTCTAAACTCTTCCTGTTCCTTCTCCGAAACATTCGCGACCAAGTCCAACCAGATTGGAGTCTCAAAGCTCATACTCTTTCCAGAGCAGTTCTCAAACTCCTCAATCAGAGTCGAAAGAGTCTGAACGTACGGTTCTTTCTTGCCTGTGAGCAGAGCCTTCATCCTTCTGAGAAATGGATTCCCCGGAGCAACCTTCAAACCCTTTTCGGTTTCTTCCTTCGCAAGCTCGAAGTCTTTGAGGATGAATGCGCACTCAGCTTTGCACTTGTGAGTTTCCCATTCCTTGTGCGGGTATGAATCAATCCTGTTCGTTTCATGCTTGCCTAAAGTCCCTAAAGGTTTCAAGTTAGATAGAACGAAGTTCGCGTAATACGGCGTTGCTATCGGGCTCCAATCCAATGCGCTCCTCATGTTGTGGTAGGAATCCAAGAAACTCTTCGATGGAGAAGTTATCTTCTTCCCTGCGAGGTAAGCCCTGAATCCCACATAAAAACCATACGCAAGAAACGGAATCAATAGCCACAAGGGCATGGGTAACGCACTCGGAACCGATACGAGAAACACCCAGAGTAAATAGTTAGGCTGGAATGGGAATGAGAAGAACTCGCATACCAGTAGAACCAAGAGTGCACACTTCAAAATCGGAGGCAGATATATTAAAGCCGCAACGTTCGCAAAGACGAAAAATCCGACATAGAAAATCCCACCTTCGATGAATAAATCCACGAACCAGTTATGAGACCTGTCTAGCGGATGAAAGATCATGCGTCTCTTCAGCTCGGTATCTGACAGCTTCTGCGCATAGTGATCTATTCCCATTCCCTCAATCCTGAACGGATGTTTTATCTTCTCTCTCATAAACACTTTCCAGAACAGAAGTCTGTTCTTGTCTATCTTCAATCTCTTCCGGAGTAAATAGGTTAGAACCAACAGTATAGGCAGCGAGACTGCAAAACTTATCGGGTAGTAGAAACCCAAGAAAATTGACCCAACAACTGACCCTAGAAGTGTTGCCCTTCCTGCCGTAAATACGAGCCCTAGAAAAATAAAGGGGACACTCCAAAAAAACACAGGCCATATTTGAGAAATCCAGAGGGCGATTATAAGTGTGACTAAGAGAAACTCCGAAGCCATGTTCGGATTCCCCAGAGTACCAACGAATCGCCCAAGTTTGTGGTTGTAGTGAAATGTGTGCTTAATCTTCCCTGAATCAACCAGCTTCTGATAGAAAACGTAAAGCCCTTCGAAGATTCCGGCAATAACAATGGGAATTGCCGCTTGTTCGTGGCCTACCGCAAGAACCAAAGCCGAGAATAGAATCATGCTCGATCTGAACATATATCCCATGCAACGTTCATAACCTTCGAACCAGGAGTCTCTCTTTGAGAACAGAAAGACGATAAACTCAAAGGCAAAGAAAGGTATCAGTGAAATGGGTAGTGAGAATCCGTAAAATATGGCGATTACACTGACTATCAGTCCAAAGAAAGCCGACTGTAAGGCATGAACCGTGGTGAAGGCAAAGAGAGGACCTTTTGAGACCCAGAGTGTCACGAAAAGTACCCAAGCATATATTAGGACCATAATCTCACCCACGATCCTATGTTGGTTCCCCAGTTTGCCAGAGAGTATATGAACTCTTTTCTAGTTTCATTTAAGGCACTGATTTCACGCAGCCGGTCCAGAACCAGCACGAGCCTTTCTCCAACTTGATGAACCGAAGAAATCTTCTCAAGATAGACGTGGTTATCATCAAGAATCTTATACGGAAGCCAATCACCTGTAATTACCACATTTTCTGCATATAGATGTTCTAGCATTGAACCCGATAAAACGTCTGTTGTTTGCACCTGAATCATCACATCTGAGGCTTTCCTGAGAATCGCGGATTCTTCGGGTGACATGAATTTTTCGAGAATTAAGTGCTTGATTCCCAGTCTGTTTAGTTTTGTCTTTATCTCTTGCACATACTCGCTTTTTGCTCCGTAAGTCATCGGGAATATGAGAAACAGGTTTCTAGGCAGTCTGTGAGATACCTTTGAGATGCTTTCTATGATTTCTCTGTGCTGATGGATGGGAGAACCGTTGTAACCGCAAGTAACCACAAGAGAGTTGAACGGAATACCTATCTTCTCTTTGCACTCAATCTTCGAGCGTGTCAACTTTGTCAACTCTTCGAGAGCCGAGAGTCCAAAACGGCAAATTGCCAGCTTGCTTGAAAACTCGAAATGGTAGTAAGCGTTGAAACCATCCAGAGTCTCTTGATTGGCAAATGTGATCTTGTCTGCCATTTTATAGAGTCTTTTCTGTTTTCCCCGCATCTCCGAATCTGCCCTGTTAAAATCCCCGCCCCAAACTGAAACAATAACCTTTTTGTATAGCTCCGGAATAAGCAACGAAACGGGATTCACAAAATGAACGTGGCAAACGTCGTATTCACCGAGTTGCTTCAAGGTTCTTTTATAGAGTCCGAACCTTTCTAACTTAGAAACAGCCGGAATCACAAACTCTCTGACTTTTTCGTTTGGTATAAGCTGGCCTTTGATCCACGAAAGAACATCAATTTCTGCATTTGTGGCTTTCTGCATATGTTCAACAAAATCTCTCGTATAAACCGAATTAGAATTTCCTATGACTAAAGCCTTCATTTTTGCATCAGCTCTTCTTCAAGTATTAAGAGCTTTTTCTTTCGCTCGGAGATCTTTCTGGCAGGCACTCCCGCATGAATCTCAAAAGCCGGAACGTCTTTAGTCACTAGACTCATCGCTCCAACCGCTCCGCCCTGTCTGATTTCCACCCCTGGAAGTATTACAGTGTTAGCCCCGACAATGGCGTGCTTTCTGAAAAAGACCGCTGCGGCATGAACGTTTGTGAATTGCTTAGGGACCGTAGGATTAGTCATAAACTCGCCTGAATAATCATCCGAGGCCGAGAAGATTCTTACGCCGGCACTTAACCCGGAGAAATCTTCCATAATTATTCCGGCCCTTCCACCCAAAGAACAATACGATGAGATGTGAATGAATGAATGTAGCGTTATTGAACCTGTTAGGAGAACGAAGTCATCTATTCTGACATTATCTCCGATGGTTAGAAGTTCGGGATTGGCTATTCTCACAGTCTTGGCTATTTGAACGTTCTTCCCAAATTTAACTCCAAGTTCTCTGAGTTCTTTCTCTGAGTAGCTAAACACGTCTAGCCCACCCTGATCTTGCGTCTATGACTTTTCTAAACATTTTTGCGTACTGTCTCCATTGATCGTGACCCACGAGAACAACAAGCCATTCGCTATGGAAAAATCCTTTTGGGCATGAATCATCCACAAAAGGATCGTAGTGAAGAACCTCGTAACTTCTTCGGAGTTTTTCCACAATCTCTAAAGCCTTTGAGTTAGTCGTTATATTCGTGTTTGGTTTATACGCTTTGCCGAATACGCTTATCGTCTTAACTTGATATCCTATACTTCTTGTGAAAATCTCCATTTCAATGTTTTCTGCAACAATACCCGGAATTTTCTTGCCAAATTTATAAAGTCCTTCAAGTGTTTCATTTCTCGACAAAGCATCCAGAAAGAACTGAGTGTCTTTTTCAAGGCAGAGGCCTCCAATTCCTATGCCGGGCTGCATCAGTTTCACATTTTGATGGGTGTTCACCAATCCCACAACTTCTTCTCCAAAACTCTCTGAGATTAGGTTCGAGAACGCTATCTGAAAGTATCTGTAAGCGTTCTCTGTGAGTTTCGTTATAACAGCCTGCTCCGGGCCAACTTCTATGAGATCGTAGTTGTCTCTGATGGGTCTTATGGCCTCGTCTACATCTTCGGGATCATCGCAGTGTAAAGTTGCGTATAGCCTGACACTCGCTTTCTTACCTCCAGGTTGAACTCTTTCGGGTACGTAAATTATTGGAAATCGGTAATTCCACTCGATGGTACGCAGAGCATCCATAGAGAGTGTGGATTCAATGATCGCTATGGAATTCAATCTTTCCTTGATTTTGTCCAATACATCGTACAATCCCGAAAAGTCCAATCCAGGATCGATGGCGATGTAATAAATTTCGCTGTCTGAATAGCACTCAGGGTATCCCTTCGCGGGGTCGATAATTTTAACCTCTCCGTATCTCTTGAGAATCTCGTACGCTGCCTGACCTACGAATCCATATCCAACTAAAGTCATCTCGCCACCTCCTCTACGAACTCAAGGAAGGTGCGTTTCTTCGTGTCGTTGAATGCGAACTCGTTCTGGTGGATCTTTATGTTCTCAAGAAGCCGGTCGTAGCCGTTCTCCCACTGATGGAGAATCCCATAAACAGAATAAGAATTGTAAGGCGGGATAACAACGCCCACTCCCAATTCGACTTTATTCGTCATTTCGATAAAATCGTTCTCAACTATAACCGGAGTACCCGCACAGATAGAGTCGTAGAGTTTGTTTGCCGATGAGTGGGTGTAGTTTATCCTGACGTTCCCTTTGGGATCGTGCGGATCGAACGAACAGAACGAAAACGCCGCCGTGGAGATTCTCTTGAGAAGCTCTCCATTCTCGATGTAGGGTTCATGCTTTATGAAATCCGCATCGGGTTTCTTCTGAGAACCTACCATCGTGATTTCAAAGCCCATTTTGTGGAGTCTGTAAAATAAGGGCCACTCTCTGCCAAAGTTTCTAGGTGTCGCACCTACCAGGAGAATTTCTTTCTTTCGCTTCTCTCTTGGAAGCGGCTCTATTAAATAATTCCCCCAATTTTCAAATAGATATGTCCAGATATGTCCAGATTTTTCTCTCGTGAGTTCCCGGGTACAAATCAAGCCATCCGAGTGCTTCGAGATGTACCGAAATATGTGCTCCCCTACTGCCATTCTTAGCTGTTTTGGAACTCTGTTCACTGAAGCCATGTAATCGTCTGGAATGTACTCGTGAATATCCGTGATGATTGGAGTGCCTTTCATCGCACGATACGGCCCAAATGGGTCCAAAACCTGATAGTGATGAAAGTACGCCAAATCGCATTTAATACCTTCCAGCATCTTCGTGACTCGTCTCTCAAACTTGAGTCGAGAACGAATCCCTAAGTACTGTGGGTAGTAAGCCGGGATGTACTCGATTCTTCCCCTCTTTTC